CCGCGCCCGCGGCGAGCTGGCGGCAGGACCTCGTCGAGCATCGACAGGTCGACGGGCGCTGCCGGCTCTGCGGCACCCGGCGGCGGTGCTGGCCGTGGGCGCAGGCGTTCGCGGCCCGGCTGGTCGACGAGATGCGGCGGTGACGGTCGGACCGGTCGCGTCCCGCTGCCTCGGGTGCGCGACGCCGATCCTCCCGCTGCCCCACGACTGCGGCGGCGACCGCATCCCGTCCGAGGAGCCCGGCTGGCGGTGTGTCTGCCCGGAGCCGGAGTGCCGGCGGCGGCAGGGCGGGCAGTGGCCGGCGGGACGGCCGTCGCGGCGCCGGGCCCTGGAGACGTAGCAGCGCCCCACCCATCCCGGGTGGGGCGCTGTCGTCTGGTTACTGGCCTTCGGCCCGGCGGCGGAGGAAGTCGTCCACCGCGCTGCGCTTCACCATCCGGTAGCCGCCGCGCTCGGTCCGGTACCACCCGTCGCCCTGGGCGCCGAACTCTCCGGCGTCGATCATCCGCCGCAGCGTGGCGGTGCTGTCGGGGTATCCGGCGGCGCGAAACGCGTCGGCGACCTGCTGGACGGTGAGCCACTCGGATGCCACGTCTGCCCTCTCTGCCAGTCCTCGCAACCCTGGCGAGTCTCTCGATGATCGCAGACGGGGAGGTGGGTGCGCAGTAGCGGTGGGTGGCGACATGCCGTGAAGGCTATCAACCTTTGCAGGATTATCAACCTTGTGTCATGCTGGCCGGCATGAAGCCGACGACCGAGACCGCCGAGGCGCTCGCCGCCCGGCTCGCCGAAGAACGCGCCGTCATCGACGTGCAGCGCACCGACGAGCGTGAGCGCCGCCGCCTCGACGCCGAGCACCACGACGCCCTCGCCACCCTCGACGAGACCTCCACCTCCCGCCGCCGCGCCCGCCGCGAGCGCGACCGCGACGAGACCGAAGGCGCCGAGCTGGCCGCCCTCTACCGCCGCGCCGCCCGCTCCGGCACCCGCGCCCGCATCCGCGCCGACATCCAGCGCTCCGCCGAGGTCCGCGCCCTGCGGGTCGCCGCCGTCCGCCGGTACGCGCTGCTGGCCGGCCTGCCCCTGGTCGTCGGGTTCGCCGCCTACTCCACCCCCGGCGTACAGCGGGGCATGGTGACGCTGCTCGGCCTGGAACGGCAGACGGCCGGCTGGTGGGCCGCGTGGGCGGTGGAGCCGCTGCTGATCGCGGTGGCCGTCGGGATCATCCTCGCCAAGTCGGTGCTGAGGATGTCCGGCGGCGAGACCGACTGGCGGGCCGACGCGGCGAAGTGGGGTGCCCTGTCGTTCTCCGTCGCCCTGAACCTGCTCGGCGGGTGGACCGGCCAGCACGACCGCGTCGCGGCCCTCGGCGAGGCCCTCGCCCACTCCGTGGGGGCGATCGGCGCGGCCGTGGTTGCCTGGCTGATCGGGGTCCTCGTCGACTACGCCAGCAAGGCGCGGCCGTGGGATGACGCACCGCGCATCGCCGAGCTGGACCTCACCGCGCCGCCCGTGACGCACCCGCTGACGCACCCCGCGCCACCGGCCGTCGAGGCACCCGCTGACGCAGTCCCGGCCCTGCCGGTGACGCGGCCCGCCGCCCCCGCTGACGCGGCCGTGACGCAGGCCGATGACGCGCCTGCGTCACCTGCCCTGCCTGCGGTGACGCAGCCGGCGGCGCGGGCCCTGACGCGGGTTGACGCGCCCCAGCGGCGCACCCGCGAGGTGGTGATGCGGCGCCCGGTGAGCGCCCCGCCTGCCGACCGCGACGCCGCGCTGAAGTCGGCGGCCGACGCGGTCCTGACGCGGCGCGTGTCGATCCGGGGCGCGGCCCGTGACGCGGGCTTGTCGGAGGCGACGCTGCGCAGGCACCTGGACAAGCTGCCCGCCGCGCGGCCGACCAACGGCCACACGCTGACCACCACGAAGGAGAGCTGACCGTGTTCCGCATGAGCAAGCGCATCCGCAGCGCCCGGTTCCGGCTCCGGGTGCGCCGCGACACCCTGGCGACCGTCACCGCCCGCGACGGCTACGGGTCCGCCGCCTGGCGGCACGCCCACCAGGAGGCCATCGAGGCGAAGCGGGCGTTGCCCTGGTGGCTGCGCCTCGACATCGACCTGGGCCGCTGACCCCACCACAAGCTGCGGCGCCCGGTCTCACCTTCCGAGCCAGGCCGGGCGCCGCCTCCAACGAACGGAGACCGCCATCATGACAAGCACCCAGATCCTGGTTACCGGCCAGGTGCCCGACGACTCGCCCGCCACCGCCCTGGCCGGCCGCCAGTTCGCAGCCCCCGTCGAGACCATCGAGCAGATGGTCCAGCGGATCACCGAGGCGCGGAAAGCCGGCGCGCAGCCCGCCATGCAGGTCATCTACCGCGAGAGCAGCTGGAACAAGGTGGTCGCCCCGGCGGCCGTCGCCACGATCCTGCCCACGATCGTGGCGGTGCTCGCCGAGCACGCCGGCCACCGCACCACCTCGCACACCGCCCTGATCGTCGCCGTCCTGCTCGCCTCGCTCGCCGGCACCGCGCTGATCCTCGACCACCGGGCGAGCACCCGATGAAGACCGCCCGCCAGCGCACCCGCGCCCTCAACGCCCGCGGCAACGTCGCCCTGGCCGCCGCCGTCGCGTTCGCCGGCTACCTCAGCACCAACTACGCCGGCACGGGCGGCTGGACCGGCCTGCACACCTGGCTGGCCGCCGCGCTCGCGGCCACCGCGCTAACCGCGCTGGCCTGCTACGCCCTCGCCTGGCGGATCGGCTCACCCCGGGGTGAGTCACCCCAGGTGAGTCACCCCACCCTCACCCCCTCCGAGACCCCCCGTGAGGTGCAGGAATGACGACCGAGCCGCAGGTGAGTCACCCCGAGGTGAGTCACCCCGAACCGACCGCCCCGCCGGCGCCCGTGCCGACCCCGGCGGAGGGCGAAACCAAGCCGGCCGCCCGGCCCAGAGCCGAGCGCACGCAGCGGCGCGGCTGGCGGATGCCCCCGCCGAAGGTCATCGTTGCCGCGCTGCTCGTGGCCATCGCGCTGGAGTTGCTGCTGTGGCAGGTCGCCGGGGTGTTCTGGGGCGTCCTCGTGCACGCCATCCTTGCCGGCCTGGTCCTCGCCGTGACGGCCGGGCTGCTGGTGTGGCGGCGGCGCGCCCAGCGGCGCGCGCTGGCGAGCGGCGAGCGGCCTCTTGGCCGGGCGGCGGCCGGCGGGCCGGCCATGGGCCAGCGGGCGCGCGGCGCGCTGGGTCGGCTCCTCGGGCGGGGTAGCTCGACCGGCACCGGGGCGGGCGGGAAGCGGGCGGGCATCCTCGGTGGCCGGTCGTCCGGTGCACGACGTGGCCTGCGGGGCCGGCTGACCGGTGCTGGCCGCTCCGGTGCCGGCCGTACGGGTGGGGCGGCTGGCCGCTCCGGAGGTCTGCTGGGTCGTCTCGGCAAGTCGGCGGCTGGCCGTCGCACTGGGGCGGGCGGGGGCCGGGCGGCGGGCCTGCTCGGTCGGCTCGGACGGGGAGCGGCAGCGCGGCGCGCCGGCTCGCCGGCCGGCACCGCCGGTACCCGGGCGACGGGCGGCGCCCGGGGCCGGGCCGGCGCGGCGTTGGGCCGGGCGCGCTCCGGTGGGCGGGCGCTGCTTGCCGCCGGGCGGGCGCGGGCCGCGAGCAGGCGGGAGGCGGCCAAGCCGCAGGGCAAGAAGAGCAGCTTCCTGCGCGGCTTCTGGCAAGGGCTGCGCGGCGAGACGAAGCCGGCCCGGGAGCAGCGCACGCTGCCGCCCGCCCCGAAGCACGCCAGCGGCGAGACGAAGCAGGACAAGGCGGCCAAGCCGGCGCCGCAGGAGAAGCCCCAGCAGCCCGCCAAGGAGCGGCTGGTGAAGGAAGCAGTCGAGAAGGCGGCCAAAGTGGCGCCGCAACGCACAGGAGGAACGTCAGCAATGGGAGACATCAACAAGGTCCGCGCTGCCGCCGACGAGTTGGCCGCGGCGCTGAAGGACTACGACCCGGAGACGATGCACCAGTTGGTCCGGGAGATGCCGCAGTTCGGCGAGGCGCTCAGCGCCGTCTCGGCGGGTTTCCGGCAGGTCGCCTCCCGAGCCGAGTCGGAGTGGCCCGTTGCCGCCCCGGTGGCGGAGGGTCTGCGCTCGATCGCCGACGACATCAAGGCTGGCGCCGGCACCGCCGAGGAGACCCGCGGCACGATCCGCCGGGAGAACGAGACCGACATCGAGCGCGGCGAGGCCCCCCGGCACGGGTCGGTCGAGTCCGAGCGCAAGTGGAACGTCTGAGCAGGTAGGGAGGTAGCGCGATGGACGGTCAGAGGTCGTGGGAGTCCGTGGCTGGAGGCATCATCGCCACGGTCGGTCCGCTGGTAGCCGCGGGCCTTGGATCGGCGGCGGACGTGCCGGGGTGGGCACCTGCGACCCTGGCCGTTACCGGCGCCGCTGCCCTGCTGACGCGGGGCCGGAAGCTGGGCCGGCGGTGGTCGGAGACGGCGTTCTGGACCGCCGCCGGTCTGGTGGCGGGGGCGTGGACGACCTGGTCGACGGTGACCGGGGTGTGGAACCTGCCGAATCTGGTTGTCGGGGCTGCCGCCGCTCTGGCCGGCACGGCGGTCGCGCCGGCGTTCGTCGGTGACGACGTCCCGGCCGTGCAGCAGCCGGCCGCCGCAGCAGCCACCCTGCCGGTCGGTCGGCGCGCACAGTGGAAGGCGCTGATCGAACGAATCGCCCGGGTCCGGCCCGTCACGATCATCGGCGACGAGGACTGGCCCAACTCGGCGGGCTTCACCCTGGGTGTGGTCTTCGCTCCCGGCTCCGGCGACTCGTGGACCGCGATCCGCGACGCTGCCGCCCGACTCGCCGCAGCAGCCCGGCTGCCAAAGGGCTGCGCGATCAGCGTCGAGGAAGGCGATCTACAGGGCACCGCGCTGGTCCGGGTGCCCACGGTGTACGCGCTGGCGGGCGAGCTGCGCCTGCCGGGGGACACGTCGGAGCTGTCGATCTGGGACGACCTTCCCATCGGTGTCAACGAGGACACCACCCCGGCACTGGTCAACCTGCGGCAGGCGTCTGGTCTGTTCGTTGGCCGGCGTGGAGGCGGGAAGACGAACCTGCTGAAGGTGCTGATCGGGCAGCTCATGCGCACCAGGGATTCCGTGGTGTGGATCGCCGATCTCAACGGTGGCGGCCTTGCGGTGCCGTTCATGCTGCCGTACGCCGAGGGCGCAACGACGTCGCCCCCGATCGACTGGGTGGCATCTACCGCTGAGGAGGTCGTGCTGATGGCGCAGGTCGCTGCCGCGATCGCCAAGGACCGCAAGGCCCGGTACGCCGGGCTCACCGCGAAGTCCGGCGGCGACCTACTGCCGGTCACCCGGGACCTGCCGCAGATCACCATCGTGGTCGACGAGTCCGCCGAGGTGGACGACGATCCGGCGGCGCGGGAGGCGATGGCCGCGCTGCTGCGGGTCCAGCGCATCGGCCGGGCCGAAGGCGTGAACGTCCTGTTCTCCGCCTTGCGGGCCACGATCGACACCATCCCCGTGTCCGTGCGGAAGCAGTCCAGCCTGAAGCTGTGTGGGCCGGTCGAGGACGACACCGAGCTGGAGTACGTCCTGCCGGGCGCTCGCGTCAGGTCTGCCGACCTGGTCCACCCGGGCACGTTCTTCCTGCGCCGCGGCGACCAGGGGGCGGCGGTCCGGCAGATCAAGGTGTGGCGGACCCTGCCGGATCAGATCGCGCAGATCGTGGTGGCCACCGACGGTCGGCACCCGGTCGTTGATCCGGCCGGCTGCCAGATCGGCGGGCGGGTGTACGCAGAGCGGATGGAGCGGCTGCGGCCGTGGCTTGAGGCGCTTGCTGGCGGGCCGGTCGGAGCCGTACAAGCTTCGGCGCCGGCCTCAACCGGCGGGGTTCACCGCGCGGCGTCGGCCGCTGCTCCCGTCGCGGTGGAAGTGGAGACGGAGGCTCCGGCTACGTCGGCGGACCGGAACGAGCAGCGGCGCAAGGCCCGGGAGGATCTGCGCCGGTTCACCGCCCGCATGGAGGTGAGCGGGATGCCGAAGGATCAGCTGGACGACGTGTTCGGCGCACTGGTCGCCGACCTGCGTCCGGCCGCCGTCCAGGACCAGGGCGGTGGTGGTGGCGAGGGGTGGCGGCCCGAGCTGCTCGTCGAGGTGGCCCGCGAGGCGGGTGCCGAGGGCGTCACGCCGACGGAGATGCGGCGGAAGCTGGAGGCGAAGGGCGTGCAGGTGCCCAGCGACAAGACGGTGTACGGCTGGCTGAAGCGGTACGTCGAGGATGAGCCGGCCAAGCTGCGCCGAGAGAACGGCCGATACACGGCGCTGTGAGCAGCAGAAAGCGGCCCCCACCAGCACGGTGGGGGCCGCTTTGCGTGTCGGTCAGTACCGGTCGTCGCCGTCATGCACCCGGGCGCGGGCGGTCGCGGCGAGCGTGGACGACTGCGCCAGGTCGTCGGCGGCGCGCGTGACCACGGCGAGGATCTCCTCGCGGGTGGCGCCGCGGCCGACGGCGACCTCGGCGGCGGTGGCGAGCTTGCGCAGGCCCTCGGTGTGGTCGTCCTTGGAGCGCTGGACGCGGGCGGGGTCGGCGAGCGCCGCGTCGACGTCGCGCTGCTTGGCGGGCGGGGTCGTCAGCGTCATCACGGATCCACTGTCGCACATGCCCGCTGGCCCGTCAGTCCCACGCGGCCGTGTGGCGGGCGAGGTAAGCGTGTTCCTAGTCGGCGGCTGCCGCCCGCGCCTGCCGGCGCTGCCGGAGGTCCAGCTCGCGGCGTAGGGCCCGCTCGACGAACGCGGCGAACTTCTCGCCGTCGGCTTCGGCTGCGGCGTACGCCTCGTCCCAGGTGGCGCCGATGCGGATGCTGCGGCCCTTGGTCTGTCCCGTGGCCGGTCGTCCCGGCTTTCCGTCTGCCATGGGAAAAATGTAGCACAGAAAATTGCCGTGAGCTGTAGACCTGCACCCCGTCCCGTGCCATACTTGTATTACAAGAACGGCCAGCGAGCAGGGGAGACGGAAATGACGGAGCGGGAGATCGGCGAACAGGCCCCCGAGGGCTGCGAGTGCTGCGGCGGACCCGGCGCGATCGTCCGCCCGGCCCCGAGCGGCGGACGGTACGAGGCCTGCGACGGCTGCCACGAGGACGAGGTCGCGCAGGCCGAAATCGACGCTCTCGCCAACGCGGCCTAACCCCGCCGGGGCCCGGGACGCCGGGCCCCACCCCACCCTGGGAAACCGCTTACCTGCCACGTCCGGATACGAAACGGCCCCCGCCCTCCCGAAGGAGAGCGGGGGCCGTCGCACGTTGGTCGGCGCCGGCCGGGACGTCACCGGCAAGCACCGCGCCGACGATGCTACCGGCGCGACGAGAGCATCAGGCGAGCCGCTCCGTCGCGGTGCCATCGATGACCCGGTCCCGGACGGGGCCGGTACTGATCGCAGACTGCTGCACGCGGGTGTTCTTCAGCAGGCCGACGTACGCGCCGACGGCGATGCCGAAGTTCACGGCCACCGCGTAGCCGACCTCGGCCGCGTTGAAGGCCAGGCCGGCGTCGACGGAGGCCAGCCACGCCTCCAGGAACGCTTTCACGGCGGCCAGGCCCAGCAGCACCAAGCCCTTTGGGCCGGCCGACCACGACTGGCGCATGAACAGCGCCGCGACGAGCGGCAGCAGGACGGTGAGCGCGAGCGACAGCACGCCCGGCAGGTTGGGGGCGAACAGGTAGGTGGGTAGCTCGGGCAGGACGATGGAGTCCATGGTCCCCTCCTCGGGGTGGATTGGGGCTGGAGTTTGATGGTCGCTACGGCGCCGTCTCGGAAGCGTCACGGCCGTTGACGGTCAGGCGGTGCCGGCCGGCCCGGCGCGTACGGTCAGCGAGTGGTGCGGATGAAGCGGGTCCCCGGCGGCTGGGCCGAGATCCCGGAGCCGTGCCCGGCCGGGCACGACGGCACGACCCCGGCGTGGGGTGCGTGCCCGGTGTGCTGGGAGATGGGCCGTCAGTGGCGCTGCACCCGGCCCGGGTGCGAGCAGGTCACGCAGGACCCGCACGACTGCCGGCCGTAGCTACCTCGGCGCAGGGCAGCCGAAGTCGGCGCGCAGCCTCGCGATGTCCGCCGCGATCTTCCGGCCCGTCGGCGTCTGCGGCGGCGTGTCCCGGTAGGCGTCGTCCATGGTGCTGACCACCCCGCACCATTTCCGCTCGCTCTCATGGGCCGCGTGGTTCGTGTACAGCATCGACGCCGCAGCGGCCACGATCGCGGCCACGAAGGACACGGCCAGGAACCGCCACCCGTGGCGCACCAGCCGCCTCAGGCGGCGCAGCTCACGCTCGTGCGCCGGCCCGGTCATCCCGGATCACCCGCCCCGGACGGCGCCGGCGATGGTGATGATGAGGTAGGCGGCGGAGAGCCCGACGGCGGAGACTGCGAGGGATCGGACGTCCCGCCGGTAGCGCCACTCCGCAGCGACAGCAGCCCCACGCCGGCCGGTATCCCCAGCACCGACACCGCCGCCACCAGCAGCGCCTCCGACGCCTGCCCGGGCGGCACCACGACGGTCTGATGGATGATCACTCCGAGGCCCGTGCCGATGCATCCGAAGTCCAGGGCGATCCTCTTGACGCGCTCTATCCTCGCCACCCACGTCCCCTAGCCTTCCCACCGCCGACACCGCCGAACCGGACGGGCTCACCCTTGGAGCCGCGCGGCCAACTCGTCGGCAACCTGCCGGGCCAGCGCGGGCGGGATCGCCGCAGCGATCCGCTCCGGGGTGAGCTGGGCGAGCAGGTGCGGCGCCAGCTCGGCGGCCAGGGCCTGCTCGTCGACGGGGTCCCGTCCGGCGGCGGCCACCGCGGCGGCGGCAGCCCGGTTGACCACCCGGTACGCCGGGTCCTCGCCGGCACCGTTGAGCAGGTCCCAGCTCCAGGTCTTGCGGGCGGTCGCGGTGGCGATCCGCTCCACGTCCGCGTCGGTGAGCGGCATGTCGTCCTCCAGGAGTCCGATGGTGGTCAGGTAGCGGCGGAACAGCGGCGTCTGGTCGCGGTTCGCCTTGATCGAGTCGCGGAACCACGATCCGTGGCTGTGCCACAGGTGGGAGTTGTCGCCCGAGGTGCGCTTCCGCAGCCGGTCCCAGCGGCGAACCGTCTTGCCGTCAACCGTGTAGATCCACTCGCGGATGTCGAGGGTGTCCGGGGCGCCGCGCTCCAGCTCGCCGACGATCCACCGGTTGAAGGTGTAGAGGTTGTGGGTCACGCCGTTCACGCGGACCTCGAACCACCCGATGTCCAGCGCGGCGGCGTCGAGGGTCAGACCCGCTTTGTCCCGGGGCGACTCGACCACGGAGTAGTCGCGGGTCAGCACCCGGTCGGAGCCGCAGTGGTAGCCGCCGCGGTGCGCCGGGTCGCCAACGATGCCGACCTCCGCCGGCTCCAGGTCGTGGTCGCGCACCCGGTCGTCGATGTTGAGGTGGTCGAGCAGCAACCGCCGCACAACCAGCAAGTTCTCCGGAGCCCGCGTCACGCGATCATCACCCTCTTCACGGTCGCCTGAGACTGCGCGTACGCGACCCCCACGTACGTGTCGAGGTTCCCGCCGGACGTCTGGAACGCCTGCAACTCCACGTAGTCGCCCGGCGCCAGCGACACCGTGATCGTCCGCGCGTCCGCGAGGGTCTGCCCCGCCGAGTTGGCGTTGATGTTGTTCCCGGATCCGTCGATCTCCGTGCCGTTCCGCGCCCACCGTGTCCACCGTTGACCCGTCGCGCTCGACGCCCACGACACGCCGCCCGACAGCTCGTAGATGCCGCCGTACCCGGCCGGCACCACGAACCGGGACGTGGCCGAGGCGATCGAGTGCATCCCGTGTGTGTCGACGTCCTCCGCGCCCAGGTTCACCGACGTCCACGAGTTGTTGGCGATCGTCTGCGTCACGGTCGCCCGGGCCCGGCACACCGGGTGGTTCAGGCGGGCAGGCGTGAGCTTCATACCCGTGGCGATTCCGGGCACCGGGCCTCCTTCGTCATAGCGCTGTTACTGCCGGGTCCCACACGTCGACCTCTGTGCCTGCCGGCCAGCCGCGCGAGACGCCGTTGACGGCGCGTGCGGTGACGGTCAGGGTCTGCGTCAGGCCCGTGCCGGTGATCGCCGACACGGTGACCTGCTCCCCGCCCATCCGCACGGCGAGCGGGAAGTCGCTCGGGTCGGTGCTCCAGGGGCCGTTTTCGGCGGTCGAGGTGATCTGCATGGACAGGGCGCCGGCCGTGACCGACGCGGTCAGCGTGGTCCCATCGGCGGCCACCCGCTGGTCGCCGCCGACCTCGGCTACGTCCCAGGGGTCGGCGGGCGCCGGGGCCACCTGCACCAACCACGACCGGGGGCCGATCGTCTCCGTCCAGCCGTCCACGAGCCGGTCGATCGGGCCGGGCCGGTGCTGGGCCGGCACGTTGGTCCGCACGATCCGCGACCCCACCCCGCACGCCAGCCACCCGGCGACCAGCCCCGGGTTCGCGGCCAGGTCGATCGGGAACGACGCCTCGCGCAAGTCCACGTCGGAGTCCAGGTGCAGCCGCCAACCGGCCTGGTCGGGCAGCTGCTCGTCGTAGGCGACGTTCAGTTCCACCGAGTCGTCGTACACGCCGCGGCGCTGACTAGTCGGGTCGTCGGCCACCGCGAACGAGCCGTCGCGGCGTTCCGCCGTCCACCGGTTACGGATCTGCTGGTCGTCGTAGGTGGGGGCGAGGACATCCCGGCTGGCACCGGTGACCGCGTACGTTGCCAGGTCGATGGTGAGGGCGACCGGCGGGTTGTAGCGGCTTGACCTCGGCAGGTAGCCCAGGCCGAAGCCCTGCTCGTAGAGGACGCCGCCGTCGACCTGCTCGCACTCCCGGTACAGGTCGAGGCGGGTGCCGGGGTCCTGCCAGCCCATCCGCTGCACGCTGTCGGCGTCGACCGCCGGCATGGTGAGGCTGATGCCGTCCTCGGCGACGAGTCGCGGCAGTCGGATGGTGGCCGGCTCCAGGCGGAATGCCTGGCGGGCGGCCTGCACGAACGTGCCGTCCGCGTCGGTGGAGCCGTTGATGCCGATCGGGATCGGGGCGACCGCCCACACGGCGATGTGCCCGGCGGGCATCTCACTGCTGGACGTGGCCCCGCTGGCGTTGACGGCGACGGAGACGACACCGCCGATCGTCCCGCCGAACGATGTGATTTTGCCGCTGGTCAGGGAGGTGTCCAGCCGCACGGTGACCGTGCCCCCCGACACCGCCGCAGACACCGCGTAGTGGTGGAACAGTGGGGACGCACCGCCGTGGTCGATCAGGGTGGTGGCCGCGCCCGCCGCAGTGAACGCCACAACCTGGCTGCGGGAGCCGGTGGTGACCTTGATCTGCCAGCGGGTGAAGGTGCCGCCGGTGGTAGTCCACTCGGCGATCACCACGTCACCGGACAGCGTCGACAGGGTGTCGACGCGCGCCGCGACGTGCACAGTCCAGGCCCCAGCCGCGGTGGCGGCGACCGCGTCTGCGGGCAGCAGTGCGGCGAGTTGCCCGCCGGCGGCGAGGTCAGCCAGGGCGGTGGTGCCGAACCGCAGCGTGGTGGAGGCGAACGTCACGTAGTCGTCGACCGGCTTGAACTCGACGTCGCCCGTCACCTGCAAGGCGGACGTGCCGGCGACACTCGCGCCGGCCTGGGAGGAGGTCTGGCCGTCCTCGGCGGGCCAGTACGCCACCGGCCGGGACGCCACGATGGTGCGGCGCATCGCCGACAGCTCCGGCTGTGCGCCCTGCTCCAGGCGGCGCAGGATCCTCGACGCGGTCAGCCGCACCGCCGACGACATCTGCCCCACCACGCCGGTCGGAACGAAGGTCGGCTCCCACTGGTCGGCGAAGCCGGCGAACCGCTCGTGCCACACGCCGGCCCACTGCACCCGCACCCGAAGCGGCGTCCCCAGCTCCACGTTCGGCCAGTAGGGCGACATCGGGTGCCGGGGCGTCAGCGCGGCGTCGTCGTTGTCGAGGGTCACCGTGCACGTGCCCGGCGACACCTGCCGCGCCCCGGACGACTTCCCGGCGCGAATGCGGATCGGTTCAGCGCGCAGCCGCGCCGACAAGTCCGTCCACGACCAGGTCCCGGGGTCTGCGGTCAGGTCGGCGCCGAACGCGGCATGCACCTGGACGGGCAGGTCTTGATCGTCAGGCCAGGCCACGTCAGCTCCCGAACGCGGCAGCCGGGCTGCCGCCGTAGTAGATGCGCACGCTCTCCCGGATGGCCCGGACGATCGGGTCGCCGTCGCCGCCCACCCACTCGGCGCGCAGCTGAGCCGGCGCCGGCGCGACGGCCGCCAGCCCATACGGCGCAGACGGCGCAGCCGCCAGCGGCGAGCCACCGAGGGCGAACGTGCCGGCCAGATCCGACGCCGCCGCGCGGGCGGCCCCGAGGTTGCCGGTGATCCCGGACGCGAGCAGCTCGACGATCGACCGGCCGGAGTAGAACGGGTTGCCCCGCCCCGACAACGGACCCTCCTTCGCCGGGGAGAACGGCAGGTAGTTGCGGATGGTGCCCGCCAGACCGCCGGCGGCGTTGCCCAGCGCACCGAACATCGACCGCAGACCGTTGATCAGGCCCTGGACGACGTTGCGGCCAGCCTGGAACAGCAGGTTGCCGAGGTTGCCGACCGCGCCGCGGATCCGCCCCGGCAGCCCACCGAAGAAGCTGGTGACGGTGTTCAGGGCGGCGCGGGTGCCGCCGGTCAGCCGATCCGTCAGGTTCCGCCACAGCCGCAGGGCGCCCGCAACGAAGCCCTCCACGTGACGGCGGGCCGCCGCGACACCAGCGGAAAAGGCCGCGGTGATGACCGCCCAGGCCGCCTGGATGCCGTCCCAGGCGTCCTTCACGTTCTGAAACAGGGTGGAGAACACGGCCCCGAGGACGTAGAGAAGGCCACCCACCGCGTCGATCAGGCTCGTCACCAGGAAGAAGATCACGTTGAAGGCGTCAGCCGCCGCAGGGCCGAGCTCCGCCATCACCGACAGGAACTGGCCGACGGACTCGCCCAGCGGCCCCATGTTCAGGGCGATGACCTCGAGCAGCGGCCCCGCCGCCTTCACGCCGTCGACCAGGCCCGGCATGGCCTCCTTCACGAACGCGGCGATCCCCTCGGCCAGGCCAGGCAGGTAGGGGCCGATGGCCTTGAACATCTCCTCCAGCGACGGACCGATGTCGATGACGAGCTGCTTCAGGGTTTCCATCGCCCGCAGCAGCGGCCCCGGCGCCGCTTCGGTGCCCAACAGCGGCCCCGCCGCCTTGGTGAGCGTGGTCTTGATGGTGGCGCCGAGGTCCGACGCCGCAGCCTGAAACCGGGGGTCATCCTTGACGCCCAGGATTCCCAGCGCGATGACGCCGCCACCGAGCGCGGCGAGGATGCCGCCGGCGATGGCCGCCCCCGCCAGCGGCGCCGCAACCCCCGCTGCCGCGATGACCGGCGCGAACATCAGGGGTGCCGGCACCGCCGACAGGGCCCCGGAGAACGCCGACGAGACCCGGCTGGCCAGGGACCGGCCGACCGTGTCCCCGGCCTCACCGACCGACCCGTTGCGGTTCGCGCTGTCGGCGTCGACGCGCACGTCGGCGTCGATGCGGGCGCGGACGGTGCGAGATACCGCGTCGACCTGCTCGCGCAGCTGCCGCTCGTACTCGCGCCGGTCGCCCGGCTCGGTGGGGATGTCGGCGCTCAGGGACGCCTCGATGGCGATGAGGGCGGCCGACAGTTCGGTGCGCAGCTCGTCCGTGTCGGGGGTGACCTCGACGCTGGCGGTGATTTCCCGGGTGATGGCGGCCAACTGCTTGCGCAGGTCGGCGCGCAGCGCGTCGGTGACCGGGTCTACCTGCACCGGCAGGGTCGGCTCCCGGCCGGAGCGGGTTGGCAGCTCGTCGGGCAGGTCGCCCGGGCGGAACTCGGGCCGCACCGGCAGCGTGACCGGCGCGCCAGCAAGCGCCTCGGCGATCATCTTGTCGAGGTTGCTGCCGGCAAACTCCTTGGCGATGGCCTTCTGGAGCCCCCGGGCGAAGCCCTTCGCCGACGGGATGATCGCCGCGTAGGCGGTACCGACCTCAGTGGCCACGTCATCCCTCTCTGATCAGTCCGAGGCGTTGCAGCCGTCCCACGTACTCGCGGCGCCGCTTCTCCGCCCGGGGGTCGGGCCGCTTGACCGGCTTCGGTTTCTGGCCCTTGCCGCCGCCGCGCTGCCAGTTCGCGCCGGCGAGCAGGTCCACGACGGCGGCGAGTAGGTAGTCGGTGGTCGACCAGCGGGCCGCCTCCCCGTGCAGGGCGACACCGAGCGCGGAGTCGGGGGGGAGCTGCCGGATCCGGTCCAGCAGCTCCCGGACGGTCAGGCCGCCGGCGAGGGCGGCACCGAGTCGGATGCCGTAGTGGTGGTGGAGGGCGGCGTCGATGGCCCCGCCGTGCTCTCGGACGAGGCGGGCGAGGCCGGCGATTCCCCCGGCTTCACCCCCGAGTGGGCCTGCCACCGGCGGAACAGCTCACCCATCGGCTTGGCCGGCTGCGGCAGCTGCTCGAACCGCTCCCACTGGTCGCCGAGGCCCCGCCGGAACAGGGTGCGGATCGCCTCGATGTTGCCCTGGTCGGCAGCCTCGGTGACCCGCCAGTCGGTGTCAGATGCGTGCGGCAGCTCGAAGTCCTGCCCGCCGTAGCGGAACCGGTAGGGGGCCTGGCGGTGCTCGGCGACGTACGCGTCCAGGTCGAAGACGTCGGACATGGTTTCTCCTCGCGGGCTGTGCGGGCTGGTGGTGCAGCGGCGGGCCCCGCGCCCGCTGACGGGCCCGCCGCTGCGATCAGGGGGCGCGCGTGTTGCGCAGGCGCGGCATGATGGCCGGATGTCTCAGCGCCCGGTCGTGTACGTGCAGCAGCGCAGCGGATGCGGACGCATCCTGCTCTGGCTGCTGATGCTGTTCGTCGTCCTGCCGTTGGTTGCGTGCGCCGGCTGGACCGTGCTCGGCCTGATCTTCACCGGCGGCAAGACCGGCCCGTAGCCGCTACGGCGTCGCCATGTCGTCGTCGAGGTAGTAGCGGTACGCCACCACCCCGGTCTCGTCGAGGTAGGCCGACAGCGTCCACTCGTAGACGGTGATGCCTTCGGCCGACCAGACGATGTCCCCGCGCTCGGTGACCTCCGCCTTCGGCAGGTACACCCGCTGGGCCCTGGTTGTGCCGTCGATGCCGTGCAGCACCCAGGCTCGGATGTCCGTGACCGGCGGCTTCTCCGCGACACTCGCGCCCTCGGTCGTCGAGGTGATCGTCGACCCGGGGTACTGGATGCCGAGGTTGAACAGCGACGTCTCGGCGGCGGCGAAGGTGAACGTCTTGGTGAACTGGCCGGGAATCCGGCGGACCAGGGCGTTGCGCTGCCAGATGAACACGTCGGTGCGGTCCTGGCTGGTGGCCTCGGTGAGCCCGTCGCTGGAGATCGCCCCGACCTCGATGAAGTCGGCGCCCAGCGCCGCAGTCGCGTTCGTGGGGGCGACCACGCTGGCATCGCCAGGCGTGGTCGTCGCGACGAGGCCGTCGGTGTACGCCCTGATCAGGTCGATGTCGACCGCCATGGGTCTCTCCTCCTGTGCATGGTGAGGGCCCGGCGGTCGCCGGGTGATGGTCAGATCGCGGGCGCGAGCTGAGGGCTACGCGGGCCGGCCGCGCATGCCGATCTCGACGGTGAGCTGAGTGATCGTGCGGGTCGGGTCGGCCGGGTCGGGCACCGGGATGGGCCCGCTGAACGTGGCCACCCGGTAGCAGGTCACCGGCCGGGGCCAGCCGGGAATCGTCACGTCCTGGCCGCGAATGCCGCGCAGCAGCGCCCACCCCATCTGGGCGAGGGCCTGCCGGTTCATCTCGTCCGACGCGGCGCCCGTCGAGTACCACACCTGCGCCTGCAACCGCGGGGAGTCGGCCACCTCGTGCAGCTCCACCCCACCGAGGCGCCGCAGCCGCACGTACCGGCCCGGCGAGGTGGCCGGGGCGACCTTCGTTCCGACCGTCACGCCGGCCGCGTACGGCTCCGACCGGGCGGCCAGCCGGGCACGCAACCACGTCACCGCCACCAGCTCGGCGTCCGGGTAGAGCGCCACCGGGTGCATCAGGCGTCCCGGGCGGCGTCGATCGAGCTGGTGAGGACGCCGTGCTTCGCTTCCACCGCCAGACCCGCCGGGTGGTCCAGGACCACGCGGGCGCGGGCCCGCTGCTCGCCGGCCCCGACGTCCACGGTCACCGGAAGCGGGACCTGCCCCGGCGTGCCGTCCACCCGGATGCCGGCCGCCTCCACCTGCTCGGCGACAGCCGCCGCCTTCCGGCCGAGCACCGCCTGGACGCCCCCGGAGCGGAGCAGGTCCCGCATGCCACGGCGGTTCAGCTTCACCCGCGTCACCCTGATGGACATCTCACCCCTCCACCCGGTTGCAGTACACGACCGTGCCGAACGCCGTGCTCGTGTACGGGCTGGTCCAGTCGAAAGGCTCCCCGACCACCTCGTAGTCCCGGGCGCGCACGCTCAGCCGGTCCGTGGCCGCCACGTCGGCGCCAGGCGGCATGAACACGACCAGGTCGGAGACGACAGCGTTTCGGTCGTCGAGGACCTCGCTGCCCCGAGTGCCCTGCGCCACCGCGCACCCCTCGTACGGAGTGGACGTGGCCGCTGCCCAGTCGGGCACCGGGTTGCCGTACCCGTCATCGACCAGGCCGGCACGTACGACCGTGACCGTTTCCCCGTACGGGAACCTCACGGCTCCACGACCTCGTACAGCGGTCCCGCCAGCGTAAGGTCCGCGCCGCACGAGCAGTACGCCGCCCCGAACATCAGTGAGCAGATCGGCGAGTGCTGGATCGCGCACCCCGGGGCGGTGTCGATGGCGAACGCCGACGCCGGCCCGGCCGTACTGCACAGCTCCTGGAGCGCCTCAATCTCGGACGGCCACAGGTTGAAGCCGGTCCGCTGCCGGGTGTCGACGGTGACCGAGTACGGGCCAGCGGTCTGCTGCTGAAACGCGCCCGCACCAGCCTCCGCCCAGCGTTTCACCGCGCCGAGCAGGATCAGCTTCGCCTCCGCGAGCTGGTCCGCGGTCGGCGGCGGGTCGGTGGCGCCCAGACAGGGGGCAACCCGCGACGCCCGCGCGTTCGCGCCGGCCACCATCGCCTCGACCAACTCCGCCGACTGCAACGCTGCCGGCAGGTCGGCCACCTGGATGATCTCAGCCACGGGTCACCCCCTTCCCTGGTTACTGCTCGGCGCGGGCGTCGTCGGCCTTCAGGGCCGCGACCAGATCCGGCTTCCGGCCCTCGGCGGACACTCGGCCCGCCTCGTCGCGGCCCTCGTTGCGCCGCTCGATCTCGGCCTTCAGGTCCGCGACCTTCATCGCCTCGTAGCCCTCGGCAGCAGGACCGGCCGGCTCGAAGCGGCCACCGAGGCGCTCGGCGATCCGCTCGCTGGTCTGCACCGTGACGCCCCCGATGGTGCCTCGCACCAGCTTCACGTCAGCCATGGCGATCAGACCTCCTGGGTCGCGTCGGTGACCTTCGCGAAGGCGTTCAGGTCCGCGATGCCCCAGCCGTACACGACCTCCGCCCGGAACGCGACCTGGTTGTTGCGCTTCAGGTCGCCGCCGCCGTCCGGGTCGCCGTAGCGGATGACCTCCAGGCCGATGGACTTCTGCACGCCCCAGCGGATCGCGGAGAAGTCGCCCACGAACGCGATGACGTTGGTCGCCACCGCCGCCACACCGAGAGCGCGGACGGTGTTGGACACCGACGCGCGGTGCCCGTCCAGCTCCGACACCTCGGTCGACAGCCGGAAGTTCGGGTAGAGCTTCTGCTCGCTCTGCGTACCCCGCAGCGCCGAGAACTGCGCCGCGAAACCCGGGTCGAGCGCGATGTCACGCGGGATGAACCCGTCGGCGAGCACGAGCGCGTCGGCCGCGTCGAGAACCGCGTACGGCTTGACCTTGTTGGCGCCGGTGAGCACGGCCTCCAGCGTGTTGGTCGTGTCGGTGAGACCACCGTTCATGGCGGTCACGACGGTGCCGCCGGTCGGGTTGATCTCGTGGAACACGCCGAAGTCGAGCGCGCGGGACAGCGCCGGCTGGATGAGGTCGAGGATCTCGTCGACGACCTCAAGCTGTCGGTCCTCGTCGGCCCACAGGACTTCCTCGTTCATGCGGAGGGTCTTGTGGAACTTGTACGGCTTGACGGGCTTGCTCGTCGGCGTGATCGTCGAGGCGCCCTTCTGGCCGCCCTCGGCGACGTACTCGGCCTCGCCGATGTCGAAGGTCCACGACTCGCCCTCACCGAACGTCATCGGGGTGGCGGCCGAGAGAGTGGCGACGCAGGAGCCGCCCTTGATCTTGCCGAGCCAGGGGCTCAGCTTCTGCTTGGGGATCGAGAGGGATCCCGTCGCCAGTGATGCCACGGTCTACTCCTGAAGAGGTCAGTCGACATCGAACAGGCGACGCGTGAACTCGCGCATGTCGCTGTTCGATCCTGAGTTCGGGTTGTTGCCCTCGCGGGGCACGTGGTTGCCGGCCTTCTTGCGGCCGTCGGCGCGCTGAGCGAGGCGCTCGGCCTGCTTGGTCAGCGTCGCCTCGTCGGCGCCGGTGAGGAACAGGTCGGCGTCCTCGTCGGAGATGCCGTGCTTGGCCGCGACCCTCAGCCGCAGCGCGGTGGCTTTGGCCTGGTCACGTTCCCGCTCGGCGGCAGCGGCCCGCTCAGCGAGCTTCTCCGCCTCCGACTTGTTCGCCTGCTCGATCTCGTCGAGCCGCGCCGCCTTCGTCCTCAGCTCGTCGTAGTCGGCAGGCTTGGCCCGCTTCACACGCTCGCCGATGATCCGGTTCAGCTCGTCCTGCGACGTGATCGGCTTGAAGCCGTCGCCAGCGCCGGGCGTGGTCTCGCTGGTGGTGTTACCGCCCTGAGTCGACGCGCTCGTCTCGCTCACTGTTCCTCCAGAATCCGCGCGTTGACCGCCGCGCGTCGGCGTACCCCACCCTTCGGCGGGAAGTCAGTTGATGCCCAGGTCGGTGCGCATCTGGGCGAGGATCGCCTTCGGGTCACCGCCAGCCTTGCCGCGGGCCGCGTTGTACTCCTCTAGCAGCGCGTCCACGTCGTACGGCTCCGCCTCTCCCGGCCACACCGGCGTCGGCACGCAGTCGCACTTGCTGTGGTAGCTGTTCGCCAGGCCGCCGGCGTCCTCCTCCGAGTGGTACACCGCCCCGCGGGACGCGAGCAGCCGGCAGAACGCGCACGTCGTCGCACCTGTCGGCACCCGCGCCCACCTGGCGTCCGCCGGATCCCGGTCCACGCTGCCCGCGATCGTCTGCCGGCCCGGCTGCAACACCAGCCGCTGCACACCGCCGGAGAGATGCTCCAACGCCTGACGCTGGTCCGGCTGGGCCCCGAACAGCGGACCGGCAGCCCACCGGGCCACCGCCGCCGCCTGCCCGTCCGGCGCCGGGTCCGCCATGACCGCCCGGAACCGGCCCGACGCACCCGCGCCCGCCCGCAGCTCGTCGTACCAGTCCGCCGCCGCCAACGCCGCCGCGTCCCCGTACGTCGCCACCAGACCGGCGGTGAACGTCTCCAGCTCCCGAACCGGCACGTCACCCGTCAGCGACGCCATCAGCTGCTCCCACCAGGCGACCAACTCGGCGAGCGCCAACGCCACCACGTCGCGCTGCACGGTCCGGAACTCGGCGACCTCAGCCCGCGTCGCCACTGCGGCTCTCCAGCGTCGCCACGGCCGGGTTCTGCCGGGCCACCTGCGCCGCCGCCGCGAGCATCGTCGTCCGCTGCTGCGCCTGTGCTCGCCGCCGGTCGGCGAGGGCCCGGTCGATCTGCTGCCGGTCCAGGCCGAGCAGCTCCAGGCCCACCTCGGTGTCCGCCAGCCACGGCACCGCCGACAGCTGCTTCATGCCGGCGTCGGCCTGCGCCGCCCGGCTGAGGAACCGCGGATCACGCCAGCGCGGCTGGATCGTCGCCCACTCCGGCGGCACGTCCTCGGCCTTGATGCCGTTCTGCATGGCCAGGGCTCGCACCACCGCCCGGCGCAGGTACGGCGCCCAGTCGTCCGTCGCCCCCTCGGCCTCCGCGATCAGCTCATGCTGTGCCGCGTCGTACGCCTCCGCGCTGGTCGGGTTCGCCAGGTCCGTGATCGCCACCGCCGTGTCCGGCAAGCTCGTGGCCCGGGCGAACATCTTCGCCGTCGCGTTCAGCACCTCGAGGTGCGGCGCCGGCGACGACGCCGGGAACTGCTTCACGTCCGCCCGGTCGAGCTGGTCGCCGCGCTCGTCCTGGTCCTCGCGGTCGGGGACACCCTTGATGCGGCCCATCACGACCTGCCACGACTGCTTCGTCGACCCATCGGCGTTCTTGAAGATACTCTCGTCGGCGCCGAGCAGCCACAGGTCGGGAATGGCGTAGATTTCGGAGTGCGCCTCCATGCGGATCAGCGCCCGCGTCGCCTGATCCTGGAGGGCCATGACCTCGCGGGAGATCCGCGACGACCCGAACGCGCGATCCAGGCGCGGCCGGTACGGCAGCGGCTCCGCCGGCACCCCCCACGGATGCTCCTGCACGTCCGCCGTCCAGCCCGACGAATCCCGGTCGGCAACGATGGTGCGGCCGTCGAGATACAGCGCCAGCGCGGTCGGCTTGCCGTCGTCGTCGCGGCCTGAGATGGACAGCAGGCTGTCCAGCCTGCGGCGCCGCCCGTTCCATTCGCCGGTCGCGTTCCGCGCATCCCGGAAGTGGATCAGTGCGTCCGGCTCGCCCTCACCGCCGCGGGTGTTCACGATGAAGCTGGTCGAGTGGATCAGCGACGAGATCGTGCCCTGCGACACCTCCGACCCCAGGTTGTTGCCCTCCCACACCCCACGCCAGCCGAGGTCGTCGAGAGACCCATCGGGCCACACGAACCCGTCGAGGTTGCAGCGCCGGGCGAGGACGTCGACGGCCTTGGCCGACCAGCCCAACACGATGCCCAGCCGCCAGTACTGCGGCGGGATCACCGACCCGACCAGCCGGACGACCTTCTTCATGTCGTAGTACGCCGACCGCAGCCGGTTCCGTTCCTCCTTCGCCCGGAGCTGCTCCAGCAGCCCGTTCAGGGTGCGGTTGTCATCGTCGGTGATCCCCGGAAGGGTGATCGTGTCGCTCACAGCACCACCGCCCTCCGGCCACCGCCGCTACGTCCCGCACCCGCCCGGCCGGGCTTGCGGACCTTCGTCTGCTGGGCGCCGATCAGCGCCAACGTGCCTGCCTGAATCGGCGTGATGTCCTGCTCTGCGGTCTTCCGCGACCACACCCACATGCCCGTGTCACCCAGCGCCCGCTTGCCTGCGGCGAGCGCAGCCGACGTGAACTGCGGCTGCCCGATGTGGTGCAGCCACCCGGTCACGATCCCGTCGAGAACCCGCGAGCAGCCCGCACCCAGCTCGGCGACCTTCACCGGCGTCGCCTGGAGCTGGGTGCCCTTGAAGAACCAGCGGTCGCCGCGCTTCTCCAGCAGGGCGGCGATCGGCCCCGCCACGTCCACCACCACCGCACGGATCTGCGGATTCGCCGCCACCGTCGCCACCAGGTACGGCACCAGCCACGCCACCCCACGACCCCGGGTGTGCTGGTCGTCGTCCAGCTCCATGTGCCAGGCGCCGTCGGCGCGCTGGCCCGCCAGGGCCACCGACGCCCAGGTCAGGTCGGGGCCGCACTCCGCGCCCAAGGCGAAGCGGTCCACCGCCACCGACAGCTCGTCGGCCTGGTCCTTCCACGACGGCGCCGGGATGACCCCGCTGGATTTGGCCGCGTCCCAGATGCCGAGGGCCTCGCGTAGCCACGCCTCGTCCGACGGCAGGTTCTCCCGCAGCCGCAGCATCGACTCCAGCGGCGTCCGCGCCGGGAACGACGGGTTCGCCTTCGCCCACTGCTCCCGGTCATCCGGGTCAGCGTCCTCGTCGGCGGAGCACTCGATGTAGACCATGTCGTCGGACTCGCCGGCGATGGCCTTCGCCCGCTTCGCCGAGAACGCCTCACCCGGGTCGATCGGTCGCGGCGGCGTGCCCATGTAGAACAGCAGCGCCCCATGCGGATGCCGGGACTGGTTCGTCGCCGCAACCATGTCTTCGAGCGCCTTCTCCGTCAGGATCTGCGCCTCGTCGAACACCTCGACGTCGACCTCATCGAAGCCACGCCCGAAGCCCTGCTCCCGTGCACCGAACATGATCACAGACCCGTTGCGGAACGCGATCTCCTGCTCGCCGTTCGCCGTCCGGATACTCGCGATGTGCGGCGCGACCTTCTTCCGGCGGGCGAAGCCCTGCAACGCCTTGAAGGTGTTCGTCGCCGTGCGCGTACGGTGCGCCGTCCAGATCACCTTGAAGCCCGGGAACAGCACGCACAGGGCGAAGATGATGCGGCCGACAAGGAAAGTCTTCGCGACCTGCCGAGGGATGCTGAGCACCACCCCGCCGATCGTGGCCGCGTAGATCCCGTCGGCTCGCTTGCCGAGGATCGCCCGGCCGGCGCCCTCCTGCCACTCGTCGAAGACGTCGCCGAACTCGCGGCACTTCTCCCGCACAGCCGGCCACCCGGTGGCCACCACGCCGGAGGGCAGCACGACGTGCCGGGCTACCTCAGATAGCCGCCGCGTCGAACGCTTCGTCGGGGACCGGGCCGCCACGCTCGCCCTCCTGCTTCTCGCGGGCGTCGATCGCCTCGATATCCCGCGTGACCTCCATCAGCCGCTTCGTCAGACTGGCCAGGTCCCGAGCCGGCGTGTTCTTGTCCTCGACCGCCTCGGCGATCCGGGTCTGCATCGCCACCAACAGTTCCCGGGTGGTGCCGCTGCCGGCGGCCTCGGTGACCGTCTTCGGCGGCGGCGGCTTCTTCGGCTGCTCACCGGGGGCGACTACCCGCAGCTGGGCAGCCTTGCGAGCGCGCGGGGGCATGGTCACCTCCTGGGGTCACGTGGAAAAGATGCCGGGGAGAGATCCCGCCTAAGCCGGGAAGTGCGGGTAGGGGTGGGGGCGGGGGGACCTCCCCCTATGTCCGGTTTGGTCGGGCCAGGCTGCCTGACCTTCGCAGGATTGGGCCGCCGTCTTCGCGGTCGCTCTTGGCTCGGTTGCAGCGGCGATGGCTCGGCTGCTTGTTGCTCAGGTCGTCGGTGCCGCCGCGGTTGCGGGGGACGATGTGGTCGACCTCGAAGCGGAGCGGATGGGGCCCGCAGCCTGTGCAGTTGAGGGGGCCGGGGCAGCGTTTGCCGTGTTCGCCTGGGACGACGGTGAGCGTGTAGTCGATCGGCTCCCCGCACAGTGCGCAGGGTGGTCGACCTCGGGCGATGGTGTGGCGGTGCCGGTCGCGGGTGGTGGTGTTGCGCATGGTCAGTCGTCGTAGTCGCTGGCGGCTGACCTGCGCAGGCGAGTCGACGCGTACTCGACGAGGCCGAGCATGCGGTGCAGGGGCACGTCGCTGTCGCGGCTGATGAGCCCGACGGCGGTGACGCCGTAGCCGTCCTCGGCGAAGCGCTGCTGCGAGGTGATCACGACGTACTCGGTGAGGACGTACGCCTGCTCGTCGCCGTACGCCTGGAGCGCCTGCTCGATGGCAGCGGTGAGGGCCTGATCTGCGGCGACCTGTTCGGGCGTACGGCTGCTCACCTTGGCTCCTTCGCTTCCTCCCGCGTGGTGGGTGCGGGCAGGCCAGCCCCGCCGCTCGGCCTGCCCGCGTCCCCCGCCCGCGTCCCGACCCTGGACGCACGACAGCCCGGCGGACCCTGCGTGGGTCAACGTCCGGGCTGCGGGCACAGTCCACCTACGCCTCAGGTGAACAAGTCGATGATCAGGCAGCGGCCGGGGTGGCGTCAAGTCGGCGGGGTGCGTGTCGGGTGCCGCGCTTGCAGCCTCGTCCGCCGAGCCTGACTCGGGCCTCGATGGCTGCGGCTTCGTCGAGGGGTGAGCAGCCCTCGATGGTGGTGAGGCCTTTGCGTTCGCGCCAGCGGCGGATCATGCCCACGGTCACGTCGGGGCCGAGGCGGGCCGCGAGTTGAGCGGCGGTGCCCCACTCGCGGCCGGTGCGCGGGTCGCGGATCACGGCCGCCAGTCCTCACGGTAGCCGGGCCGGTCGGCAAGCGGTGCCGCTACGTCTCGCAGGTCGGGGCAGGGCCATGGCTCGTGGCAGTGGTCGCAGCGGCCGGTCCAGGAGTAGGCGCCAGGTCCATCCTCAAGGTCGGCCGGGAAGTCGTAGCTGGCGTGGCGGTCGAGGATGCGCCGCTTGGCGTCCACCTCGGCCAGCACGCGGGCCGGGTTGTGGCGGGCGATGTACTCGGCATTGGCCCGGTACTCCGGCATGTTGGCCACCTGGCCGGCGATAATGCACGTGCCGACTGTGTCGATGCCGAAACCCTCGGGCTTGACGTAGACCCGGTTGTCGCGTCCGCCGAACGTCGGGCCCACTTCCCATGGTCCTCCGGTCGCCTCTCGCGCCATCCGCTCGTCTTCGTCGAGCTGCGCGCGGAGCCAGGTCACCAGGTCGTCCACGGTCCTCATCGTACCTTCCTAGGCCAGTCGGTCCGGTTGTCTACCGCAGCGGTAGGGAAACACAGGAACGGTCATTATGGAGTAAGATCGACTTCCGTTTTGCCCGGTAGTGGCCCGTGACGCGAGGTGGACTCACACCACGGGCCGGCCGGTCAGGTCGACGCCTTCGCCTTCCGGCCGCTCTTGCCCGAGTACCAAGGCAGAGCGAGCCCGTCGTTCTCGGCGCGGGGAACGATGTGCAGGTGGAGATGCCACACGCTCTGCGTGGCCTCCCGTCCGGCCGACGTGATGACGTTGCACGGCGGAGAGGCCAGCTCGGCGGCGCGCCGCATGGTGGCCGCCGACACGGCTGGGTTGGTCCAGACGTCGCGAACATGCGTCGTCGGGATGACGAGGGTGTGGCCCGCGACGACGGGGTTGAGCGGCACGATCGCGATGGCGTCGTCCCAGCGGCGCACCACCTGTGCGGGCGCGTCGCCGTTGATGATGGCGCAGAAGACGCAGGGCTCCATGGTGCTCTCCTTCGGTCGGTTCGGGTCAGGTGGTGGGTGCGGCCCCCGCGACCGCACCGATGACGGCGGCCCTGGGCCAGATGTGCGCGACGCCCTCGACGGCGCCGGGCATCCCGCAGGGGCAGCCGGGGCCGGTGCACAGGCACGGGCGGTGCGGTCCACCGCCGGGCTCGCGGGTGCCGGGGCACACGACCGTCCAGGCGTCCTCGGGGCCGGCGGTCTGCACCTCCAGGGCGCGGGCCCGGCAGGCGGGGCACTCCGGTGGCGGGTTGCCGGGCAGCGGCCGGCGGGCGGGGCCGATGCCGAGGACGCGGCGGGCCGACTGGTCGAGGTGCGCGAGGGCCTCGGCGGTCCGCTGGGCGGCGTGGTCGCTGAGGGCGGGGATCGCGTGGCGGATGCGGGTGGCGGGGTCTTGGCCGGGCGCGCCGGGCAGGTGGCCTGCGAGGGCGTCCAGTTCGCGGAGGATGCCGCCGAGGGCTGCGGCGTACGGGTCGGGGCGTGCGGGCGCCCATGCGCCGAGGGCGAGGTCGGCGACGGGGTCGCTGTGGCCGCCGAGGGCGTGACGCCGGCCGAACACCTGGCTGGGGATGGAGACGTCGCGGAAGGCGCTGGAGCCGGTGAGGGCGAGGGAGTGTTTGGCGGCGGTTTCGAGGGCGGTCAGCGCCGCCTGGAGGGACCAGGCGGCGGCGACGGCGTGCAGGTGGTGCGGGGTCACGGTGCTCCTCAGACGATCCGGGCGAGGGTGGTCCACCGGCGCAGCCGCAGTTCGGCGGCGATCCGGTCGGCGGTGCGGCGGTCTTGGGCGGCGTGCCAGCGGACGAGGGTGGCCGGGTGCAGGACTCGGCGGCCGGCAGTGGTGGGGCGGATGTGGCGTGCGCGGGCCCAGGCGGCGATGGTGCGGGCCTCGGGGCGGGTGCCGCCGATGAGGTCGCCGACCTGGGTGCTGGTGAGGTAGTCGCCGCCTGGCACCGCTCAGCCCTCCCTCGTGACGTCCACGTCGGCTGGTGCGTCGCGGTGCGGAGTCGACACCCAGACGTGGCCGTCGGCGTCGACCAGGTCGACGATGAGGGCGTACGGGGCGTGGGGGTGGCGCTCGATGCGGCGGGCGGTCCAGGTGCCGCGCCAGGGCGATCCGGGCACGTTGTAGGTGACCTTTTCGCCTCGGCGTACGTCGGCCCAGGTGCGGCGTGGTTCCGGAGCGGCCGGGAGGTCGGTGGCGAAGAGCTCCATCTGTCCCTGCACCGCTCAGCCCTCCTGCTCGACGCAGCGCACGTCGTGCTGGTGGCCCACGACCCCATCGCCGGGGCACGCCGCGGCGCGGTGGCCCTGGTACTCGCGGCCGGAGCCGGTGCGGAGGCGGACCCAGTCGCGGACCTCGTTCTGGGCGTGAGGGGCGCCGGCGGCGCGGGCGTACCGGCTGGGGACGGCGATGACGCTGGAGACGACGGCGGGCGGCGGGTCGCCGAGGCCGGTCTGGTCGTCGCTGTCCAGGGCGGCCAGGACGGCCTCAGCGCACTGCTCCCGCACCGACAGCGCCACGAACGGCCCCCAGTCCGCGAGCGTGCGGGTGATGGCGTTGAAGGCCAGGGCGTGACGGCGGCGGGCGTCAACGGGCGGCTCCTGCGCGCCGAGCACCCGCACCAGCTCGCCCGCCAGCGGCGCGTGCGGATCCGTCAACGCACTGTCCGGCCACGCCGCGTACCACCCGTCGAGCAGCATCCCGATGGCCTCGGCCCGCTCGTCGTCGTTGGTGGCGGTGTTGAGGCTGCGGCGGACGTTGTGGAGGAGGCCGTCGATCGCGGCCTGGTCGACGTCGGCGGCCGGCGCGGTCTCGTCCTGGTCGATGAACAGGACGGCCCGGGTGGGGCCGTACTCCTCCTCCAGGGCGGCGGCGATGAGGGTGCCGTAGATCGGGTGGTGCCATCCGTCGTCGAGGGGTCGCCAGACGACGTCGCGGCTGTCGATGCGGACGCTCTCGGCGCGCTCCATGGCGTCGGCGAGAGCGTCGGCGTCCAGCGCGCCCCCGTCGGCCCGCTGCTCCTGCGCGCGGCACGGGGAACCGAGGCCCGGCGTGGCGGGCTCGTTGAGGATCTCGTCGATGCGGTCGATGAAGGCGGCGAGGTCGAAGTCGCAGCCGCCTTCGGTGCAGTCGGTGCCGCAGCGGTGGGTGCGGGCTTCGCGGATGGCGCGGAGCTGCCGGTGGGCGTGGTCGGCGGCGGGCGCGGCGGCGATGAGGTGGTGGGCTGTGCGCTTCCACTGGTCGCGTTCGGTGGTGAGGCTGTTCCAGGCGTCGAGGTCGAGGCGGCTGAGGGCTTCGTCGCGCTCGCGTCGGGCCTGGTCGCGTTCGTCGGCGAATCCGGCTGCGGTGGCGGTCATGTCGTCGAGCTGACGGCGGAGGCTGTCCAGCTTGCGCAGGGCAACCTGGTGGTCGGTGCGTTCCTGGGCGAGTTCGGTGGCGATTTCCTGCGTCTCGCGTTCGGCGGTGATGACGAGGCCGTGGGCGCGGTTGGATTCGGCGCGGAGCTGCTCGCGTTCGGTGGCGAGCAGGTCGACGAGTTCGGGCGTGCTGGCGGTGGCGGATTGGATGCCGGCGCGACCCAGGGCGTCCCGGGTCTGGGCCAGCTCCTGGTGGAGGTCGTCGCGTTGGCGGCGGGCACGGTCGAGCTTGGTGCGCAGCTCCTGGAGGTTGTCGAGGGCGTCGTCGCGCTCCTGGCGGGCGGTGGCGGCTTCGGTGTCGAGGCGGACGCGGTCGCTGGCGTGGAGGTAGGTGGCGAAGCTGCGGTTGGTGGGGGCGTCGCTGGCGGCGTAGGGCTCGGTGGTCATGGTGGTCCTCCGGGTCAGGCGGGGATGTCGTGGGCGGGCAGGTGGACGTCGACGACGGGCCGGTCGAGGTGGGGCTCGTCGACGTGGCGGCGGTGCTGGGCGGGCTGGGTGCGCGGGCGCCGGCGGCGGGTGGAGCGGCGCGGGGTGACCTGCTCGTCGAGGGTCTGGCCGTACTGCTCGGCGCAGCCGCGGCAGACCTTCATCCGCCACCAGGTGGTGTTGCCCATCTCGCCGTTGGGCGGCAGGGCGGCGAGGAGGTAGCGGTCGCCGGGCTGGATGGTGGTGCGGCAGCGGGTGCCGGTGTCGCTCTCGCAGTGGTGGGTCTTGCGGGCGGTGCGGACGGTGCGGATCTCAGCCATGGCGGGTGTCCTCGATCTCGTGGCGGATCAGGCGGCGGGGTCGGTGGTGGGGCGGAGCCGGCCGGCTTCGGCGAGCAGGGTCTTGGCGTGGCGCTCCCGGGCGGCGGTGTCTTCCCACCACGCCCCGTCGGGCGCCTTGCCGGGGCTGGCGTTCCACTCGCGGACCGGCTGCATGTTCGGGTCGTACGCCGGGTTGGGGACGGCCTCGGCGGCGCGCTGGTGGGCGCGGTGCTCCCGTTCCCATGCGACGGTGCGGGGCCGCAGGGCTTCGCGGTCGCCCTCGGGGATGACGTCGCGGACCTGGCCCACGAGGGCGCGGATGTCGGCGGACCGGTCGCGCAGGGGGCCGGCTTGCTCGGCGTACGCGGCGATGGCCGCCTGCTTCTCCTGCTCGCGCTCCAGCTCGCGACGCTGGCGGCGTAGGTCGGTGGCGAGCCGCCGCACGTGCACGGGCATGATGCGCTGCTCGCTGGCGGCGTAGTGGCGGGTGACGGCGGCGAGGGCGTCGGCGGCGTCGAGGTCGGCGAGGGCTTCGTGCCAGGCGGCGACGTCGGCCTGGCCGACGGTGCGCTGGTCGAACGCGGCGGCCTTGGCGAGGACGCGGGCGGTGTCTCCGGGGGTCATGGCTACGCCACCTCCTGGGCGTCGTACTGGGCGGCGAGGGCGAGAGCGTCGGTGACGCGCTGGTCGGTGGTGGAGGGGCGGCGGGCGGCGCCGGCCTGCCGAGTTCCGGCGGCGGGGGCGTTCATCACCTCGTTGACCACCGACGGCAGGACGGAGGGGTGCAGGCCCTTGGAGTGCCAGGCGACGAGGCCCTTGCGGATGTCGGCGGCGGCGACGCCCTCGGCGAGCATCGTCTTGACCTGCTTGCCGACCTGGCCGATGACGGCGCCCGGGGGGCGTCGGTTGCAGTGGTCGATCCAGTCGCCGATGAGGGCGTCGGTGGTGGTGGGAGAGGCGGCGATCGCGAGCGCGTTCACGCGCTCCGCCGAAGGCGGGATTCCCTGCTCCCTGATCCCCTGCTCCCTGATCCCTGCTCCCTGCTCCAGGCACGGGGATTCCGCGACGGGTTCGCGAGAGTCTCGCGAGGGTTCCGCGACGGGCTCGGGAGGCGGGGCGTTTTCCCTGGTTTCGGGCTTGACGTGTACGGCGCGGGGGTCGTCAGGCTCGGGGTAGCGTGGTTTCCCCGGCTTGTCGATCTTCTGGTGCTCTCGCCAGTTGACGATGGCGAGGTACGCCTTGCTGTCGACGGTGTAGCGACGGATTCGACCGGCCTCGTGAAGCCTCGCGAGATCCTCGCGAACGTTCGCGAGGGCCTCGCGAGGGTCGTCCTCCAGCGCGAAGAGCTCAGCCGCGACGAGCTTCGGGTTGTCGATGCCGACGCCGTTGTCGTCGACGTAGGTCCACAGCCCGATGAAGGTGAGCCGGGCCCGGAAGGTGTGCATCGCGATGGCTTCGCTCTTCCAGAACTCGGGCTTGATGGAGCGGATCCGGGCCACGTCGTGCCTTCCTGATCTATGCGGTGGTGCGGTCTGTTCGGGTTGGCTGGCCGGGCCCGCGTGGTGGGGCCCGGCCAGCCCGGTCAGCGAGGTTCGGCGTCGGGGAAGCAGGCCGGCTCGGTGCACGCCTGCGCGCCCTTCCAGTCGGCCCACGCGGCGCTCAGCTCCGCGCACGGGTCGTCGTCCGGGGCGCAGGCGGCGAACGTCTCGAACCGGAAGTCGGTCTTGCTCTCCGGGTCGATGCGGCGGCTCAGCGGCTTGTGAGCGACCGCGCCGTCCTCCAGAGGGAGACGGAGGGCGACCTGGGCACCGCCGACGGTAAGCGGCTTGGGCAGGCGGGGCAGGGTCGTGGCGTTCATGCGGCTCTGATCTCCTCGGTCGTGGTGGCGGGCTGCCCCTTGGCGGCCCGGTAGGCGGTCCTCTTGCGTTCGCGGTCCCGGGCACGCTCGGCGTCCCGGCACGGGTCGCACAGCGGCTCCCCGTGGTAGCGGTGCCGCTGCGCGGCGGCGTGCGTGCCGTGCGGCTGCAACCCCTGCTCCTCGACCCGGGCCTGCACCGTCCAGGCGGTCAGGGCGGTCCAGGACCGGTCGTCGGGTACGGCGGCGGCGAGCACGAAGAGCAGGTCGAAGCGCTCCTGATAGGTGGGCAGTACGGCGGCGAGCCAGCGGGAGTTGGCCTCGGGGTCGTCGTCGCGGACTCGGACGGCCAGCTCGGCGGCGACTGCGGCGAGGTGGTCGGCGTACTCCTCGCGGGTCACAGCTCGTCTCCGATGCGGCGGAGGTGCTCGGCCTGGGCGGCGTCCACCTCGGGCGTCGGGGTGGCCTGGGTGTGCAGGCCGTTCGCCCGGGCCCGGCCGCACACGCACGGTCGGTGGCCGTTGTGGTCGGCCGGGACGACCGCCGAGGGCGTGTACGGGTGCGGGCGGCCCGACCGGCGCCGGCCGCGGCTCACCGCTGGCCCCCGTAGATCTCCGGAGCCGTGACGCGACCCTCCCGCACGACCTGCGGCAGGTGCCCGATGTGGAAGTGGCCGGCAACCAGGTCGCAGGGGTACTCGCGCATGCCCTGCCGGTTGCGGTGCTTGCGGAGCATCTGCTTGGCCTGCTTGCGGCTCGGGTAGAGCCGCTTGCCGTGCTGGTCGCAGTAGCCGATGTAGCCGGGACGCTGGTCGGCCATCACGCACCGCCCCGCAGCCGGTCCAGCTCGGCGGCCAGCTCCCGGCGCAGCAGCTCCAGGCGGTGGACCTCGTCGCGCCAGGCCGGCACGTCGTCGGCGACCGCCCGGGCGAGCAGGTCCGCCACCGTGGTCGAGCCGCTGTCACGGGCCTCGGCGTACGCGACGTACCGCTCGCCCATGGCGTCGAGGTCGGCGGGCGCCGGGCGGGGCCCGGCCGGGGCCGGCGTCACGCCGGCCCCGAACAGGGCAACCACGTTGGTCGCCTCGAACCGCGTGCAGCCGGTCGCCGGGCACCCGCCGCGCTGTCCGGGCCGCACGATGGTGTGCAGCGGCTCCAGGGCCCCGCACGTGCACCGGCGCGGCTCGCAGGCGACACCGCCGGCGGCGGCACCCGGGTCCCGGCGGCTCACCGGGTGCTCGCGGTCAGCTCGGCGGGCTCCAGGTGGCCGGACCGCTCCCCGGCCAGCAGCGCCGACCCCTCCGGGGTCAGGTCGCCGGCCGGACGGCGGGGGTGGTTACCGGGGCACTCGCACCTCACGACGTGGCAGGAGCGGCAGCGGCGGTCGAGGCATGACGGGCACAGCAGCGGCCGGGTTCGCCGCACCTGGGCGACCTGGGCGCGGATCTCGCTCCGGGCGGCCCGGGTGAGGCGGGCCGGGATGGGGCGGGCGGTGAGGCCGCAGCCCTGGCACACCTCCACCGGGCCGTCAGGGTCGAGGTCGAGGCGGACGTGGCCGCCGCAGCGGGTGCAGTCGGGCAGGATCCCGCTCATCCGGCCATCTCCATCTCGGTCTGGGCGGGCGGCGTGCTCTGCGCGATGAAGGCCTCCGTGCGCTCGATCACCCGGGCCACCTCGTCGTCGGTCAGGGCGTTGGTGCTGGGAACCGTCCGCCCGGCGACCTCGCTGCACCACGCGAGCCGGTCGTCCCGGTCGGTGATCTCGGCCTGGCCGAGGAGGGCGAACATCTTGCGGCGGGCCGGGTCGTTGCCCGGGTTCTTCGGCTGGGGCGGGAACAGCTCGGCCTTGCGTGCCTTCCACGCGGCCTGGAAGCGGCTGGCCTCGTCCTTGCTGACGCGCCCCTCGTTGTCGGCCTCGACGGCGGCCCGCCAGACGCGGCGGAGGCCGGTCTCGTCGGTGGCCTGCCGGAGGTCGTCGAGCAGCCCGGTCGCGGCGGCGGAGAGCGCCGCGGGCGGGCCGGAGACAGGCCGGGCGGCCGGCGGCGCCGAGACGGGCCGCTCGTCGTCCGGCTCAAACGGCTGCAACGCGACCAGGTCCCGGGTGTGCGCCTCAGCCGGCGCGCAGCGCAACGTCTCGAAGACGATGTTCTCGACCGTCCAGTCCCGGGCCAGCTCGATCGGGTCGTCGTAGCCGGGCCGAATCCCGACGTGCACCGACCGGACGCCGATCACCGTGCCCGGCTTCGACCGGTCGAGACGGATCCAGCAGGACACGTCGAAGCCGAGCGTCTTGTGGCCCTCGACCTTGTACTCGCGCTGCCGCTCGATCGGCTTCCCGGCGTCGTCCAGGGCGGCGACTTCCTTGCCCCGGGCGGTCAGCAGGACGATGCCCGGGAAGGTCATCAGCGTGGTCATCAACTTGCGGTGGCGGGCGCCGGCCTCGTTCCACAGGTCCATGCTGATCTTCGGCTCGTCGTCCGGGCCGAGGGGCTTCGCGTTGTACTTGCGGACCTTGTACTCGTGGCGGCGGCGGGCCTTGTCGGACGCCCAGTCCTTCAGCAGGTCCCACTCGGCGGTCATCGAGTCGATGACCAGCACGACGGGCGGCTCACCGGCGGCGGCGGCGCGGGCGGCCTCGGTCTTCACGGCGTCGACGGCGGCCTGGATCTGCGCCCAGGTGCCGTCGTGCTCGACGACGAGGTAGTTGGCGCCGGGGATGGCGCCGTACTCGTCGGCGGCGCCCTCGCCGAGGTCGATCCAGTACATCTGGCCGATGCGGGGGCTGGTGGAGAACTGGGCGCAGGCCCAGGACTTGCCGGACTTCTCGCCGCCCTCGATGAGGATGAGCGGCCAGGGGACGCGGCCGGTCGGGGGGCGGGTGCGCAGGGCGGTCACTGCTTGGCTCCCTGGGTGTCGTCGGTGCGGGTGAGGTCGTCGCGCAGTTCGGCGAGGACGGCGGCGGTGTCGATGCGGCCGGTGCGCTCGTCGACGCCTGCGGGCAGGTGCCGGTCGGCCCAGTGGTGCGGGGCGAGGGCCTGCCGGTCGGCGGGGTGCAGGGGCGACCAGTCGCCGGGCACCGGCTCGGCGACCTGGTGGCGTGCGCCGCGCTGCTCGTGCTTGTCGGCGCGGTGGCGGCCGATGTACGGCCCGGCCGGGGCCGGCCCCACGGTGGGGGCCGGCGCGGCGACGGGCGGCTGCTGTGCGGTGGGGGCGTCGATGGCGGTCACCGGGCCACCTCGGCCTTCGGCTGAGGCATCTCGACGGAGACGTTCTTCTCGTCGCCGCGCAGAGCGACCGGCATGACGGCGGCCACGAACCAGTCGCCGATCTCGACGCGGAACGGCTTGCCCGGCTCGGCCAGGAGCCACCGCATCGGGTCGCACGGAGCCCAGCGGGCGGCCTTGAGGAGCGGCTTGACGACACGCCGGCTCAGACCGATCGGCGTCTGGATGCCGGCCGTGTCGTTGGTGGGCAGCTTGGCGAGGATCGGCTCCAGGTTGGGGGCGTTCTTGGCACCCTCCGGCTCGTCCATGTGCAACGTGACGTAGCCGAACTTGAGGGTCAGGCTGGCGTCGCCTTCGGTGATAGCGACGAGGTCAGCGCTGCTGCCCTGGTCCCGTATGAAGCGACTGAGGGCCTTGCGGAGGGCTCGGGCGTCACGCCAGTGCAGGAGGCGCGGGCGAGTGAACGCGCCGGTGGCGGCCTGGCGGGCGTGGCCGATGACGTACCGGTCGGTGGCGCTGGCGGTGAGGACGCCCACGGCGCAGTGGAGTTGGACGGCGCAGACGGACGGCAGGGTGACGTCGCGGCTGGCGAACGGGACCACGGACCCGAGAGCCTGGGCGAGGCGGCCGGTGGTGATGGTGACGGCGGGTTCGGTGCTCATCGGGCATCTCCCGGGGTGTCGAAGTCGGCCGGCGTGGCGGCCAGGTGGATGTCGCGGAGGGTGCGGTGACCCCAGCGGGGCCACGGCTTCTCCGCGTCGGGGGCGAGGACGGCCGTGGCGACCGCCCGCTGCTCGCCGAGCCGGGCCACCTCCGCCCGCAGGTCCCGCTCCACCCGGTGGGCCGCGCGGAGGTCGTCGCGGGCCTTGTCCCTCTCGGCGGTGGTGTCCGCGAGGGCGTCGGCGTAGGCCAGGGCGAGCAGCGATGCGGTGGCCAGGGCGATCAGCAGCACGAGGATGACGACGGCCTGGGCCACGGGCAGGGCGGCCATCAGGCGGCACCCCGGTCCAGGTCGACGGCCGTGACGCCGGCCTCCCTCAGCGCCCGCAAGTTGAAGGCGGGCCGCACCACCGGCGCGTACGACAGGCCGGCGGCGAACTCCGCGCAGTCGCAGTACTCGCCGACGAACAGGTCCGGGCAGCAGTCCTTCACCGGCACCGCGATGAGGCCGGGGTGGCGGGTGCCGACGGCGATGACTTCCACGCCGGCCGGCACGGGCACGGTCTCGTCGAGGTCGCCGCGGTCGTAGCGCAGGCCGCTCGGGTCGGCGACCTGCGGGCCGCCCGGTAGGCCCGGGGCCGGAAGCTGCGGCGGGTTGCCCCACGGGGTGGTGGGCTGCGGCTGCGGTGTGGGGTCCGGCTGGCTCATCGCGCACCGCCAGCGAAGTGCTTGCAGCCGCAGCGCCCGGTGCGGCGCACCGAGTTGAGCTGTGCAATGCAACCCCCGTCGAGCAGGTGCTCGGCCTCGTGCCAGCACCCGGGGCACTTCCACGGACCCTGGACGGGCTGGGGCACCAGTCGGGCGAGCTGCTCGGCGGACGACTTGCTCGGCTCGGGCTTGGCGCCGCCCTGCGCGGCACGCAGCTCGGCGACCTCGGCGCGCAGCCGCTCCAGCTCCGACTCCGCCCGGTCCGGGACGAAGGTGTAGGGGTGCACGTGCACGGCGCCGAGCTGGAGCCGGGCCGAGTACTGGAACGTGTTCCGCTCGTCGGGGCCAGCGGTGCCGCCGAACGCGGCGGCGATCGCGTCGACCACCGGCACCGTCCGGTCGGCGGCCCTCCCGGACACGCTGACGAGGAAGGTCAGGTCGACCCGGGACGGGGTCGGCTGGGTGCCGGCGAGACCGGCGACCCGGACGGCGGCCCGGTGCAGGTCCTCGGCGAGGGTCAGCCAGTAGTCCGGCTCCGGCTGGCTGATCGTGACCGTGCCGAGCGGAAACTCGTCGCTGTCGAGGACCTCTACGGCCTGGCCGCCGGAGGTGAACCGCAGCGTGAGGACGTCCAGGTCGTAGCCGGCCGAGGCCAGCTCGTCGCTGATCCGCTCCTGGATCTGGTCACCGATGGCCCCTGCGGGCAGGGTCGCGTCGGGGAGGTTGAAGCTGCCGAAGTTGAGGACCATGAGCTGGCCCTGCTGGGCGGCGGTGGGGGTGACCGTGTCGTGCAT